GAATTTGGAGCAATGCCCTTAGGTTACGCATGGTCAAACAAAACGATAATAGATTTTGATGCGATGATGTTATTTAATCTTAGATTAACGGGACAGGGTTTAACCAAGGAACCAATAAGAGTTGATGAAATTCAACATGAGGTGATGGATTGGGTAGCTACCAAAGGCGCTTCAGCCGAAAGTACGCAAAAAATAAGTGAAGAAGTTATTAGCAATCTCATAGGTCTTGAAGTCGCGAATACTTTGCAGCTAAATGACTCGAGTGACGTATACCACGAATTTACCAGTGAAAATGATTCAGGGAACATGTTGTTTATCGGTTTTGGAGTGGAGACGGGTCCAGTGAACGGAGATGTTGTAGAAGAGTTGGTGCCACCTCACATAATGAATTATTGGGACGACGAAACTGGAATATTGCCGTTTACACTCAGTCTGCCAAAAAGAGACATTAAAATGCAAGTCAATCCTCATTTTAAAGGTGTCAAACAGGTAGCAAAGTCAACCACTGTAACGTATCCAACGCACAGTCAACCAAATTACGTGTCACGCTTTTTTGGTAGTTCGCAAGCTGTAAGTGCTTTATTTGGAAGTTATTTAAGTTTACGTCAAGTTGAACATGATCCAATAGAAGATGCTAACTTATTTGCAGAAACATATTTTATTAAAGGAGGCGTCAAAAATTTGCCGCCCGTTAACATTAACCATGAAGACATGCTTGAGTGGTTGAAGAAAAGGCCGGATTGTGTTAAAATAAGTAATGAGTTGTTACAAATATGCTCTGAAGGCATAGATGTGCATGGAATGGATAAGGTAAACATACACGTTAAGTTAGAGTCAAGAATGAAAGATGTAGCCATTTGCATGTTAGACGCGAAGCCTGATACGAAAATGCCTGAGACAATTGTCGAACAAGAGATGCGAATAATAGCATGGCAAAGGAAATTTTTTGCTTTGATGATGAGCTGTTTCAACACAGGGGCAAAGAAAAATTTACATAGAATTCTTGTGAAAAACGTCATTTACGCAGATGGAAAGACCCCTGCACAATTGTCAGCAATTTTGAACAACGTAAGCGGCAATATTGTCTTCGCTGAAAATGATTTTAAGAAGCAAGACAGACAAACAGATTGGACTTTGATCAACACGGAGATGGAAATTTATAAAAAATTAAACGTTAATCCAAGCGTAGTTGAAATGTGGAAAACAGTGCACAGACGTTGGAGAGCCAAAGGTGCCGGAACTAAGTTTAAAGGTGATGCCAGCCGCCTCACAGGCCAAGCAACTACTGCAATAGGTAATGCTTTGGTAAATTTAATCGTGAGTCGAAAAATTTTTAAAGACAAAGGCAAACAAATGAAGTTAATGTTAGTTCTTGGTGATGATAACATAATGTTAGTGGAACCACCGATCACAGAGAGTGAAATAAGCAGGGGCAGTGCTAGACATTACAATATGCAAAGTGAACCAGTCATAAGCAAAATTGGTGGCTGTTTCTTGCGAATGAGTATTCACAAAAACAGTCTTGGTAGATGCGAATGTGGCCCCGACTTTGTTAGATTGAATAGACGATTCCAAGTCACTAATGGTGTGTCAGAAACTAATGACGAAAACATTAAAATGCGAAGAATGAGTTATTGCTGCATGATAGGCAGTTTACCTAAAATAGTTGAATTAGTGGAAAAAGAAGGATGGCCAATAAAGCTCAGTATGTGGTACGATTACAGAGCTTGCATAGCGTCACTAGCAGCGAAATATGAAACCAGTGAGGAGAAAATAGAAGGTGTAGTCAACAATTTGATCAAACAATTAAGTGAATCCAACGTAATTACACGATACAAATTAATGTTCATTCAAGACACCAAATAAGAG